TGGAAAAACCTGGGAAGAAATTTCTTGGCTCAAACATCAATGACGCAAGATAACTTAACCGCAAAACAAAACGACTACGCTGTATTCCTTCCAGCCATTAGTGGTTTCTATGCAACCTTTGTAGGTAAACAACGAGATCCAGTTAATGGTCCGTACGTGGATCCTGCTCGCTTGCCTCCGGGCATTCAAGACATGGAAATGATGAACTGGCTCAATGATCAGAAAGGCCTGTTTCCATACAAGTGGTCATTGTACTCAGGTGGTCATGCTAACTTAGATTTAAACAAGCAAGACTGGTCCGAAGATATGGTTCGCAATCGAGATCCTAAAACACTTATGTTAGGCGACTCGGGTGGATTCCAGATTGCCAAAGGCTTGTGGGAAGGTGACTGGAAAGCCAACAGTGGTTGTCCCAAGGCACAAAAGAAACGTGAAGCTATTCTCAAATGGTTGGACGAGATTGCTGACTATGGTATGATTCTTGATATCCCAACTTGGGTTATCCATGATAAGAAAGCCAGTGCTGCTTGCCAGATCACTACACTACAAGAAGCAGTAGACGCTACCAAGTACAACAACGATTACTTTATGAAACATCGCAAAGGTGTTAAGAATGGTGGTGCCAAGTTCTTGAATGTTCTACAAGGTGCCAATCACGCCGACGCAGATCGTTGGTATGAAATTATGAAACACTACTGTGATCCTAATGTTTATCCTGATACACACTTTGATGGGTGGTCTATGGGTGGTCAGAACATGTGTGATGTACACTTGGTTCTTAAACGCTTGGTAGCTTTACGTCATGACAATTTGTTGCAAGAAGGTGTACATGATTGGATGCACTTCCTGGGCACAAGTAAACTAGAGTGGGCAGTACTACTTACAGACATCCAACGTGCTGTTCGTAAGTATGTTAACCCAGCATTCACTATCTCATTTGACTGTGCAAGTCCATTCTTAGCCACAGCAAACGGACAGGTGTATCATCACATTGACTTGCCGCACAACGAAAAGTGGTGCTATCGTATGAGTTCTATTGTAGACAACAAGAAGTATGCACAAGATACACGTCCGTATGGTCCAACAGTGGTTCAAGAAGGCTATGTTGATCACTTTGACGAAAGCCCAATTAGCAAACAGTTGCGTATGAAAGATATTTGTATCTATGCGCCCGGTGACCTAAATAAGATTGGTAAAGAAGGCAAAACATCTTGGGATTCATTTAGCTATGCACTATTGATGGGTCACAATGTTTGGATGCACATCGAAGCAGTACAACGTGCCAATCGTGAATACGATGCAGGATCATGGCCTGCTATGATGTGGAACGAAAATGGTGATCATGCTCGTTTTAAAGACATTGTAGATGCTATTTTTGCTACACCAGATCGAGCCGAAGCCGAAGCCATCATCGAACATTATGATCGTTATTGGATGGACATTGTTGGTACACGTGGATTCAAAGGCAAGAAAGCCAAAAATGCACACAGCCAATTTAATGCCTTGTTTGAAGTCGACGAAAGCGATGGTGTTGATGGCGACGAAGTAGAATTTGACGAATCTAAACTTGATGAATTGGAGGCCTAATGATCGAAAAATTACAACATCGATTAAAGCATTTAGAAGACGACCATGCCGAACTAAACAAGCGCATTGATGGTATGGAGTCAACAGGGGTGTTTGAAGATGTAACTTTAGAGATTTTGAAGAAGCAACGGTTGCATTTGAAAGACGAAATCAGTAAAATAAAACTTCAAATTGCATATGAAGCTGGACAACAGGAAAACGATTGATGAATCGAGATGGACACAATGATGTAAGTTTCTTTATAGGAACCGAAGTAGAACATACTCTTGCATTTGGATTACGCACATTATTTGTTGTGGGCGTTCAGGATCCACAGATTATTTTACAAGAATTTGCCAACAACGATTGCGAACACATCTACTTTGGTGCCAATCAAAGTTTTCCTCCATTGGACGTTAATGATGGTGATGGGTGGCGTGATTGGGAATGGATGATTCGTACTTGTTTAGAACACATTCCTAATTATTGCACACTCGATTTAGATGTAGCACAAGCAGAAGGATTATTGGAATCTAGCTTAGTAGAATTTCATAATTTTATTCCAATGATTTCCGTTAAACTTCCTTACATACGACAATTTGGATACAATGCTACTATTAAACTTGATGACAAAGATTTTGCGGCAACAAACCCGGGCGTCTGGTGCCATTCATTGCATGACTTACAAAAGCGTGAGGTGTTCACTGACTGGTCTAAATATACCAAGGACGAAGTAATAAAATGAAAAACTGGCTAAGACAGCAACTACTTGGATTTTTAATAGGTACGGAAGATAGCAGATCCATTGGAATAGGTCGCGGAAATATCAGCATTTCGTTAGGTGACGAACTGTGCGATGACGGCCCAGGTGGCATTGATCTTCCGGACCCTATTACATTCAAGGTGCAAGCAGTGTCGGGTGGAACTGTAGTTGAATCTCGGTGGTATGACTATAAAAAAGATGAGCAACGTATTAAACTGCATATTATTACGCAAGAAGAAAACTTAGCAGAATCTATTGGTAAAATTGTAACTATGGAGTTATTACAACGATGATACAAGAACAAAGACAACAAGCATTGGCAGAACAAGCCGTACGCATCAAAGAAAACGCAGAACGTAAGATTTGGATTACGTTCCGTAAAGAAGGGATTCATCGCTACCCAGCGGCAGCAACAGATCCTAACTTAGCAACAGGAGACGAATATGACGTATCGTTTTTGGCTAGTCCTCATAGGCACATTTTTCATTTCCGGGTGTGGATCGATGTCTTCCACAATGACAGAGATATCGAATTCATCCAGTTCAAACGCTGGCTCGAAAATCTCTATACCAGTCACAGAAGTGATACGAATTCCATTTTAGAATTAGATTTTAAAAGTTGCGAGATGATCGCAGATGATTTATATATTCAAATAGCAGGTCGCTATCCTGAACGTGCTGTATGGATTGAGGTAGCCGAAGATGGCGAGAATGGCTGCCTCATTAAGTATGAACTCACTCGCCCTAACCTAAGTATTAAATATTAAAGGAAATAAAATGGGAAAGCCACAACATCGTGCAAATCCTAGAGCCATACAAACACAAGAAGAGCTCAGTAAGTTTTTAGAGTTTTGTCGAGAGTATGGTTACAGATTTAACGAAGGCGACTTGTATAACTTTAAAAGTTATGCATGGCAACAGTACAACAAGTTTGTGCAAGGCAAAAATGCCAAGAATATGTGGGTAGAAGACGCTCGCAGATTAGGCCGATTCATATGAGAAAATTGTTCTACATGGGCTTGGAATCATATGAAGCCCGGTACACATTACAACTAACAGAATGGAATCGGCGTGTGTTTGAACGCAGAAGACTAGATGTGGTGTATGTGCCGGGCACTACCATTGACAACACACAAACGATCAGCGTGGGTCAGGTGTTAGATGCTCATGGTCGTAGTTTCTTTAGTATGAGCCAGATGATGAACCTGGTACAAATGATGCGCAACGGAGAAGTCACCAGTGAAGATATTATCTACTTTGAAGACATGTTTCAGCCCGGTATCGAGAGCCTGCCTTATATTCTTGATCAAGTCGATCCTACTCAGCGTCCCCGTATTTTTGTACGTTGTCTTGCTCAGGCCATTGATCCAGATGATTTTGTTCATGTATGGGGCATGGCGGAGTGGATGTCAACGTATGAAAAGATGGTTAACCAATTTGTAACAGGCGTGTTAGCTACCAACGAAGAGATGGTGGCTCATATGCGTATTGCCGGTTGGTCTGCGCCAATCTATAATATTTCTGGTCTGGCATTTGGCAAAGCGGAAGTCTTAGAGCGTATAGGTGGCTTGCAAAATATCAAGCCGTTTGACCAACGCAAGATGCGTGTGGGCTTTGCCGCCAGATTTGACCAGGAAAAACAACCTGACTTTTACATGGACTTGATTGAAATGTATCATGCACAAGGTCGTCATCGAGACATTGAGTTTGCTATTTTCCAAGGTGGTCCGCTGCGTAGTAACAATCTCCGGTACCTTGAACGTGCTAGAGAATTAGAAGCACAAGGTAAACTTACAATCTACGAGAACTTGAAGAAAAATGATTATTACAATTTGGTCAACGATAGTCGTGTGCTTTTTAATTGTGCTTTACAAGATTGGGTATCTAACACAGTATCCGAAGCCGATACTCTTGGTTGTAATGTTTTATATCCTGCTTATCGCAGTTTCCCAGAAACCTTTGCAGATGACCCAAACAGGCTGTATGTTCCATGGTCAATTGACGATGCATATCACAAGTTAGAATTACTGTTAACAGAGCCACATCACAACATGGGCTTGATTTCGGACTGGACCGATGGCACTGTAGATCGTATTGTGGATATCTTAGAAGGCAAGGGTGAATCTTGGAATCGTGCCGGTAACCGCTATAGAGATCATGTGAGTCAGGCCAAGTATCATGTAAGGAAGATCGAAGAATGAAAGTAGTTGTCACAGGTGCTGCCGGATACATTGGAGGCCAAACTTTACTGCAATTAACCGATGCCGGGCATGATGTACTGGCTATAGATCGGGTGCCGCCGCCCGGTCACTTGATGACTGTACCATGTTCGTGGCACACTGGTGATTTTGTCAGTCCACTTGGGCTTGATGCCATCAAACTGTTTTGTCCTGACGCTATTGTACATTGTGCAGGTACCAGTTTAGTTGGCCCCAGTATGATAACTCCTGAAGACTACTACAATAACAATTTTGTCAAAACCAAAACATTATTAGATTTTTTGGTTGATAATCATTACAAAAAAGTTAGATTTGTGTTTAGTAGCAGTGCAGCCACCTATGGCAATCCCATAATGACTCCGTGTCAAGAAGTGGATCCTGTGGAACCTATCAGCCCGTACGGTGAAAGTAAACTGATGATCGAGTGGATGCTAAAAAGTTATCATCGGGCTTACGGATTAGACTATGTGGCATTCAGATACTTTAATGCTTGCGGAGCAGATAGTCAAGTCAGACATGGCCAGGCACCCGGAGCTACACACATTATTGCTCGTGTTTTAGAGGCTTTGAGAGATCAATCAGGTCAGTTTGTGCTGAACGGTACAGATTTTGAAACTGAAGATGGTACCTGCATACGTGATTATATTCACGTGGAAGATCTGGCTGCCGCACATGTCCTGGCCATAGACCGGTCTATTCCAGCAGACGTGTACAATCTTGGAACCAATCAGGGCTACAGTAATCTACAAATTATACACAGTGCTATTGACATAACCAAGCAGAATCTGGAATACAATACAGGTCCACAACGACCAGGTGATCCTGCCCAGTTAACCGCGGATGCCAGCAAGTTTATGAACACCAGTATCTGGCGTCCGCAGCACAGTTTAGAAGATATTGTTCGTCATGCCTGGGCCTGGTATACCAGATGAGTTTTCAAGCCTTATTTGACTTTGAGTCAGCTTTGGCTGAATATACCGGTGCACCTTATGTGGTCTTGACCGATGGTTGCACTCATGCAATTGAACTGTGCATGCGATATGATGGCGTCAAAAAAACTAGATTCTCAGCATACACTTATCTGAGCGTGCCCATGCTAATGCGCCATCTTGACATTGAATATGAAATGGTAACTGAAAAGTGGACCGGTGAATATCAGTTCTATGGAACCAGAATTTGGGATAGTGCTAGAAGATTAGAGCCGAACATGTACAATCCCGGAACCATGCAGTGTTTGAGTTTTGGATGGACCAAGCCATTGCAATTAGGCAAAGTAGGTGCTATTTTATTAGACGATTACGAAGCTTATAAAAAGTTTAGTCGACAACGGTCGGATGGTAGAGACTTGCATGTACCCTGGGAAACCGAAACAGATTTAATTTTAGGTTATCACTACTGTCCAACATTAGAATTATGTGAAAAAGGATTAGAATTGTTGCCCACAACAAAACCCAAATCACAACCCGGAGTTTATCCTGATTGCAGAAATATTTCATTTGCTTCTTGATAAAACTCTAAATAACTGTTATAATAGTAACAAGATTGGTCATCCACGACCGTAACTCGGAGAAAAAGAATTGACAACATACACATCAGAAGAGCTAGCAAACGCTAAAAAAATTGTAGAAGAAGCACCATACCATCCCGGATATGAAGATGCCGTAATGCACATGAGCGATAAAGGCTACGAAGAAAAGAATCTAGCAGAGGCTATTCGCTTTAACATGAAACGTGATAAAAAGCGTTTCTGGGCGGGTGACAACATCAGCGACTACTTGCACGAAGGTGACAAAGAAATCCTAATCAACGAAGCCACCGCGGCTTTCGAACGAGTCTTAGACACGTTACTCATTGATCGTGAAAACGATCCTAATAGTCATGGCACTGCACATCGATTAGCTAAAATGTATTATAATGAAATTATGGCAGGTCGGTATGATCCTGCTCCTGACGCTACGGCGTTTCCAAATGATAGTGAGGATAGATATGAAGGTATGCTTGTGGTACGTAGTGAATTGCGCAGTATGTGTAGTCATCATCATCAGCCTGTCTCGGGTGTGGCCTACATTGGTATCATTGCCGCCAACAAACTCATTGGCTTGTCAAAATACACTCGTATTGCACAATGGTGTGCAAGGCGGGGAACTCTTCAAGAAGAATTGTGTAATGATATCGCCAGAGAAATAATGCGAGCTACCGATAGCACAAATGTTGGGGTTTACATACAGGCTACTCATGGTTGCTGTGAGAATCGTGGTATTATGGCCCATAGTAGTTTAACGCAGACAACTGTACTTAAAGGTAGTTTCCAAACTGATCCAGGAACTAAAAAAGAATTCATGGATAATATTAAACTACAACAGGACTTTGCGCCTCGATGATAACTGGTCTGCGCATTAAACTTACCCGGTGGATTCTAGGAAAACACTGTGCGTGTTATCGCATGGGCTATCATAACTTGTGTGATTACCAACAACGTAGTCAAGACGCAATCGCACATCAAAAAGCAAGAACGAAATGATACAAATAAATAGTATTACAGCGGCCTTTTGGTGTCACCCCGCTTGATAAATTCTGCCACCTATGCTATAATCTAACATAGGAGAAATAAATGATTCATTATAACGAAACCGATTTGATACAAGCTATCAATCAGCAACAGCTTCAGCAACCTAGGCAATACAAATACACAAGTACCAAAGAGTATCACGATGCGTTTCCGTGTGCGTACAGACAATGGAGAGCCGACAGTCACTGTAACTTGATTCATGGCTATTCATTTAGCATGAAGTTTTACTTTGGCACAGACAATCTAGATGTGCGTAATTGGGCCGCCGACTACGGTGGACTTAAAGAACTTAAAAATGTATTAGAAAGTCAATTTGATCATACCCTGTTAGTAGCAGAAGATGATCCTGAATTAGAAACATACAAGCTATTACAAGAAAAAAACTTGGCCAAATTAACTATTCTTCCCAAGCTGGGTTGCGAAGGTCTGGCAGATCAACTTTACAAATATGTCAACGGTGTATATATTCCCGACATGTGGGGACAGGCAGAATCAGATCGCTTGTGGTGTTACAGAGTTGAAGTGCGTGAAACACAATCAAATATGGCGTTCCGCGAAGGACACCGTGAATGGCATGAAGATTTGTTTGCATAATAAACGGCGCATATAAATATTCACACTATGACAAATGAATATAAAATAGCAGTATTATTGCCCACTCGCGGTCGCACTGATGCACTCACTCGTAGTGTCAAAAGCATTGTTGAAAATGTATCGGATGTTAAGAATATCCAAATTATATTTGGTATCGATACCGATGACGAGGTTGGTCGCAATCACTTTACCTCAAAGGTTCAACCATACTTAGATGACTTTGGTGTGGCTTACAAAGCCGTTGGATTTAAACCAATGGGATATGTTGGATTAAATCGCTACTATAATGGATTGGCCGTTGCAGCCAATGCAGATTGGTTGTTTGTCTGGAATGATGATGCAGTTATGGAAACATTTGACTGGGATCTTGTGGTCAAAAAACACAATGGCAATTTTACACTGTTAAAAATTCATACTCACAACGAACATCCTTACAGTATCTTCCCAATTTATCCCAAAGAATGGTATGACTTGTTTGGATTCTTGGCCCGTCATCAAATGATTGATGCTGAACTCAGTCAGATTGCTTACATGCTTGATCTCATAACTATTGTAGACATTCATGCTACACATGATCGCGCCGACATTACCGGCAATAATAAAGATGACACGTACAAGTCTAAATTTTGTTTAGAGGGCAACCCGGCTAGCCCAGTAGACTTTCATAATATGAGATACGGCAAAGCTCGAATGGACGATGCAGAAGTCATTGCCACGCATCTTGAAAAGAAAGGTCGCGACATGAGCTTCTGGAAAGCTGTCAAAAATGGCACCCAGGATCCATGGGAAAAACTCAAAGCCAACGATGTTAATAAACAATGTGTTCAAAGACCCTTGCAAACTTTTCTTAGATGAAAAAAATTTTAGTAACTGGTGGTGCTGGATTTTTAGGAAGTCATTTGTGTGATCGTTTGGTTTCGCAAGGACATCATGTGCTGTGTGTTGATAATTATTTTACTGGCAGTAAAAACAATATCACGCATCTACTAGATTGCAAAAATTTTGAAGTTATCCGCCAAGACATTTGCTTTCCACTGTACGTGGAAGTAGATGAAATCTACAATTTAGCTTGCCCTGCTAGTCCTATACACTATCAGCACGATCCGATACAAACATTAAAAACCAGTATACTCGGAGCCTATAATGTTTTAGGATTGGCCAAACGCACCGGTGCCAAAATTTTACAAGCTAGCACTAGCGAAGTGTATGGTGATCCGTTGATACATCCACAAACGGAATCATATTGGGGTAATGTAAATCCTTTGGGTCCTAGAAGTTGCTACGATGAAGGCAAACGTGCTGCTGAAACTCTCATGTACGATTATCGCATACAACACGGAGTGCAATCTAAAATTGTAAGAATCTTCAACACCTACGGACCAAGAATGGCCTTAAATGATGGCCGGGTAGTTAGTAACTTTATCGTACAAGCACTAACTAATCAACCGATTACCATATATGGCAACGGCGATCAAACTAGAAGTTTTTGTTATGTTGATGATTTGATAGATGCATTTTTAAAAGTCATGAACACGGGCCCAGAATTTGCTGGCCCGGTAAATTTAGGTAATCCTACTGAATTTACTATCAAAGAACTGGCCGAAAAAATTATTGCCATGACCCAAAGCACAAGTCTAATAATGTACGAAACATTGCCCCAAGATGATCCAGCTCAACGACAACCTGATATTACCCAAGCACAACAGCATTTGTCATGGAATCCCGGTATAAAATTGGACAAAGGATTGGGTAGTACCATTGAATATTTTAAACATCAGTTAACCAAATAGGCAAGTATTGTATTGACAGCAACCATCAGCAAAGTGTATAATAGTGTATGAAGAAAATATACTATTCCTGGCAAGATGTTGAGAACCAAACCCAAGAAATCCTACGTCAGTTACAACGTGATGCCTGGCGGCCCGATTATGTAGTTGGGCTTACACGTGGTGGATTGGTTCCTGCTAACCTTATTAGTCAATACTTAGAAGTTCCGATGCATACTCTTAAAGTAAGCCTAAGAGATGGCGCCGAGCAGGAAAGCAACCTTTGGATGGCCGAGGATGCATATGGTTATAGAAATTTTGATCCAATGACATCAGGAGATGGTAGAAAGAATATTCTCATAGTAGATGATATTAACGATAGTGGTGCTACCCTAAATTGGATTCGCAAGGACTGGAAAAGCAGTTGTTTTCCAAAAGATTCACGTTGGAAAGAAGTTTGGGGCAACACGGTGCGAGTAGCAGTGTTGGTAGACAATGAATCAAGTAAAAGCAAAATTTCTATTAGTTACTCAGCTGTTGATCTAAATAAAGCTGAAGAAAATGTGTGGATTGTTTTTCCCTGGGAAGGTTGGTGGAAATGATAGCATTAACAGCCTTGATGTGCGCCTTATTGGGATACCAAGTAAGTATGCCTGCGATAGACAATGCCAAGTATACGTTTACCGTACACAAAGAACAGATTGTTCGTATGAACACACAAAATGGCAGTTTTGAAGTGTGCGATGAAAAATTAAAATGTAAACCTGTTGAGGAGTCTAAATAATATGAATCAAACAGAAATCTTAGATATTTTGCAAGAGGAATGTGGCGAAGTAGTACAAATGATCAGTAAATGTCGTAGGTTTGGTTTAGATAATTCTTATGGTGATGGCAAAGAAACAAACCGTGTCAGATTAACTGAAGAAATTGGTGACCTTATGTGCATGATTCAACTTGTGCAAGAGTCTGGCATTGTTGACTTAGCCGAAGTTATGTTTGCAGCAGGTAAAAAACGAGTTAAACTTAAAGAATGGTCAAAAGTATATGAAAATTAAAGTCAGTGAAGTATTCTATAGTTTACAAGGCGAGGGTCGCTTTGTGGGTGTGCCCAGTGTATTTTTGAGAACATATGGCTGTAACTTTACCTGTGCAGGGTTTGGTTGCAAACCTGGAGAAAAAAGCACAGGCGCAGATGATGTGGCTGAAATAGTGCATTTATATAACCGGTTCGAAGAACTGCCCTTGGTAGAAACCGGTTGTGACAGTTATGCATCGTGGCATCCAGCATTCAAACACTTGAGTCCTACACAGACCACAGAAGAACTGGTAGAACGCATGTTGGCATTGACTCCCAACAACATGTGGGCTCAGAACAATGGCAATGATGTACACTTGGTCATCACTGGTGGTGAACCCCTGTTGGGCTGGCAACGTGCTTATGCAGAACTGCTGAGCCATCCTAGAATGGCAGATTTAAAGAATATCACTTTTGAAACAAACGGCACACAAAAGTTACACGACGATTTTAAACATTTCTTAATGGATTGGCAGGTTAACGGAGCAGGTAAACCCAGTAACGTCACATTTAGTGTTAGTGCTAAATTATCAGCATCGGGCGAATCATGGGATGATGCTATTTGCCCAGAAATAGTTGCTGAATACGAACAGCATGGTTACACTTATCTTAAGTTTGTTGTTGAAACACAGGAACACGTCAATGAAGCAGTTAACGCCGTTGATGCATACAGAGCAGTTGGTTTTAAAGGGCCAGTATATCTAATGCCACAAGGTGGTGTAGTCAATCCATATGATGCAAACAAATTAAACATTGCTAATATTTGTTGTGAACAAGGCTGGAACTACAGTCCACGTCTACATGTGGACCTATGGGGCAACGGATGGGGGAAATAATGGAAACCAAAAAAAGAACTATTGCTAGAATGATCAGTTATAGAATAACTGCTTGGTCATTTACTATTTTTTATACCTGGCTATTTACAGGTAACATTACGGCGGCAACAGGATTTGCTACAGTGTTACATATTTTATTAAGCGTCGATTATTACATACATGAACGCATTTGGTTAAAGATCAAATGGGGTAAACAATAATGTGGCCCAACGGAATGCCAATACCAGAAAATATTAAAATTGCCATGCCTGACAACTATAGCAATAAACAGTTCTTAGAACGTGCTGACATTGATCTTAAATGGAGCTTGTGGCCGCGTCGTTGTCATGCTACAGGTCAATGGCTATGGTTAACCCAGGCTTATCGTGCAACATATGTTGTCACTGGGCCAGGCGATCCTGCTATATGGTATCGTTGGTATAGCAGAGAAGAGATGCTAATATTAAAATTAAAACACGGAGTGTAAATGACCACAATTGGGTTCATTGGTTTAGGAAAACTAGGATTAGAATCTGCAGAAGTGTTTGCTGAACACTATTCTGTTCGCGGCTATGACATACAATCACGCACAAGCAATACAGTAAAAATATGTGACATACAAGAAGTTGTACAGGAAAGCGAATGGATTTTTATTGCTGTTCCGACTCCACATGCAGATGGATACGATGGAGGTTTGCCGTCAAGTCACCTATGTCCGCAAGATTTTGGGCATGATGCTGTAATAGATGCACTTGTCAAGGTCAATCATTATGCTACAACTAGTAAAAAAGTTGTGTTGATCAGCACCGTATTGCCCGGAACCACCAGACACAGTTTTGCTCACAGACTAAATGATCAACATGAATTTTTATACAATCCATATCTAATTGCCATGGGCACAGTCAAATGGGACATGGTCAATCCCGAAATGATCATGATCGGCACTGACAACGGTAGTGAAAATACATCGGCTGCGGAACTTGTTGCGTTGTATCAACCAATGATGGAAAACAACCCACGCACGGTCATTGGTACTTGGGAAGAGTGCGAAGCTATTAAAATATTTTATAACACATTTATTTCGGCCAAGATTGGATTAGTTAACATGATCCAAGACTTTGCTATGAAGATTGGCAATATCAATGTTGACGTGGTCACTGATGCATTGGCTCGTAGTACACAACGTATCATGGGTGCCAAATACATGACAGCAGGCATGGGCGATGCAGGTGCTTGTCATCCCAGAGATAATATTGCCTTGCGTTGGCTGGCTGAAGAATATGACATTGGTTATGACTTGTTTGACACCATCATGAAGGCTAGAGAAATACAGGCAAAAAATCTAGCAGACTTTTTAGTTGTACAGGCACAAAAAAACAATCTGCCCATTGTCATACACGGCAAAGCCTACAAGCCGGATGTGCCGTACTGCATCGGCAGTTACTCAACATTGATTGGTTTCTATGTAGTTGCTGCAGGTCATCGTGCGTACTATGTTGATCCTCTAGCCGATGACGCAGTGGATGTAGTCAATGACTTCCACAAACCAGCAGTGGTTCTTATGGCCCACAATAGACACGTAACATATGGCTATACTGGAGAAGATCGAAAAGATACATTCTATTATGATATCAAACCCGGTAGTGTGATTGTTGATCCGTGGCGCCGTTTTCCAAAAGATCACAAGGATTTTACTGTTATACATTACGGAGACTCACGTTAATCAATGTCTAAAAAATATTCATTTTCGGACATTACCATTGTGGCACTACATGGCAATGGTGGTATAGAAAAAGAACTAATTTCTTTAAAAAAATGCATGGCTGCTATGCCAGGTGCTCAAGGGTTGGCTATCACCGACAAGTTAGTTGACACCAACATTCCGCAGAAATTAGTGCATCAAAAACTTGATCATCGACAAGTAAGTGATTTTTTAATGTATTGTTTGTTTCAATACATCGACACAGAGTTTGCACTAATATGTCAAAATGATGGCTGGGTGTTGAATGCCAACAATTGGCGAGACCAGTGGTTTGAATATGATTATATTGGAGGGTTGGCGCATGGTGCACTTGACCCAACTATCACTACTTTTTACAACGGATGGCGTTGGGTAGATTTTCCAGAGCCTGGAACCAAATTGGAAAATCTTCGAATTCTTCAAAATGGCGGATTGAGTCTACGCAGTCGAAAATACATGGAAGCACCAACCAAATACGGGATTGTTCGTGGATCTCAGACTCATCAGAGGTTACTCAATGAGGATGTTCAGATGTGTTGTTTTATGAGACCTGCACTGGAAAGTGTGGGTATAAAATTTGCACCCAATGATGAGGCGTTGCTGTTTGGCTTTGAAAGTCTAAGTTGTAAAATACACAAAGATGTTGATTTGACCAAGGTATTTGGTAATCACAGTCAATATCGCAAGTTAATTGACGAAAACACCATCAAGTGGTCATTCCCCCAGCACATGGCCGATGAACAACCGGGTGCTGAGGATCGGGTGTATGATCTATTGGCAAATCATTATGGCTACAACATTATAAAAGATATATAAACAACTATGTCACATCCAGCACAACACGAGTATATTACTCAAATTAAACAAACATTTCCTACATATTTTTCTCAAACACGAGTGGTCGAAATTGGATCATTGGATATAAATGGCTCGGTCAGACCGTATTTCGACAACCCAGCGGAATACATTGGATGCGATCTTGGACCGGGGCCCGGGGTGGATGTTGTGTGCGCTGGACACAAACTAGGCTATCCCAATGATTCATTTGACATAGCAATAAGTTGTGAATGTTTTGAACACGACCAGCATTGGGCGTTGACATTTCAAAAAATGATAAATTTGGTTAGGCCAGGTGGGCTGGTGGTGTTTACCTGCGCCACCGAAGGCAGAGCCGAACATGGAACCCACCAGGCCAGGCCAAACGAGGCACCATTTACCAATGATTATTACAAAAATTTAGTAGCAACAGATTTTCAAAATAAGTTTGATTTGCCGTCACTATTCTACGAATGCCAATTTTTAGTCAACCCACAATCACACGATTTATATTTTTGGGGTTTGAAAACATTAAAGGAACCTGTATGAAATTATTTGATCGATTGTTTAAAAAGAAGAAAACAGAAGTAAAAGCAGAACCCAAAACAAAAAAAGTTGAAAAAAGTGCCAAGGAAATTGCTAACGAAAAAGGCGAGCCATACGTGACTATTTTAAGCATGGATATTGACTCTGAAAATATCGGTGCTGGGTCGTTTGAATTAGATTGGAATGATAAATTTGTTGCTGATCTAGTCAGGCACGGTTATATGATGAATCCCAATGACACAGATGCTGAAATTGTAGATCGCTGGTTCACTAACGTGTGCCGAAATATTGTTTTAGAAACCTACGAACAGTACGAAGCCATGGATCCACAACGTGACCGTGTGGTTAAAACTCGCAACATCGGCGACGGGCGTAGCGAAGTTAGTTAACCAATGATATTATATGTAAACGGCTGTAGTCATACTGCAGCCGCTGAAGCAGTAGTCGAATATGCATTTGCTGAAGACGATCCTGCTCACTATAGACTAGGACGAATACCACATCCAAAGAATCTTGCTGCCAGTTGGTGTACTCATCTAGCACAGCAACTAAATTATGATCTAGTTTGTGATGCTGAATCTGCGGCCAGCAATTTTAGAATCATTCGCACAACCAAAGCATGGCTTGATGCCAACCCAAAATTACACAAAGATGTTTTTGTTGTTATCCAATGGTCTGGTTGGGAACGAGAAGAATGGTTGCATGATGGCACATGGTATCAAGTAAATGCATCTGGAGTAGATGTTGTTCCAAAAGAGTTGCAAGATCAATATCGACAATTTATCATTAACGTTGATTGGAATCAGTGTACTATACAATGGCATGAACGCATTTGGCAGTTTCACCAGTATCTCAAAGCTCTTAACATACGGCATTTTTTTTACAATGCACACAGCACGTTTAACAATATTTCAGAGCACTACAATTGGGGCAACCATTATCTAGCACCATATGATATTGCCCAAAGCTATGATGGCATACTCAAAACAAATGGTTTTGGATATGTTAATTCCAAATCTTATCATTTTGGAGCCAAAGCCCATTGCTTTTGGGCAAAATATCTGTTACAATACATTGTTGATAACAAAATCTAAAAAGGCTTGATATGAAGTATGTACTGATTGACACGGCAAATATGTTTTTCCGTGCAAGACATGGTGCTTTCCGTGCCAGCGACACATGGGAAAAGATTGGCTTTGCACTTCATATTACTCTAATGGCTGCTAACAAAGTGGCCCGTAGATTTGAAGCAGATCACGTGGTATTTGCCTTAGAAGGGCGTAGCTGGCGCAAAGACTTTTACAAGCCCTACAAAAATAACCGGGCTGTGGCTCGTGCTGCATTGACAGAAGCAGAACAGGACGAAGATAAAATGTTCTGGGAAACCTATGATAATTTGACTAAATACTTGGCTGAAAGAACCAACTGTAGTGTTGTTAGGTGTCCAACAGCCGAAGGCGACGATATCATTGCTCGCTGGATTGCATTACACCCCCAAGACGAACATATCATTATCAGCAGTGACACTGACTTTGTTCAGCTAGTAGCACCCAATGTCAAGCAGTACAACGGTATCACCGACGAACTAATCACCATAGAAGGAATCTTCGATGCTAAAGGCAAAGCAGTTATCGATAAAAAAACTAAAGAACCTAAAACAATCCCTAATCCGCAATGGCTACTCTTCGAGAAGTGTATGCGCGGCGATTCGTCGGATAATGTGTTCTCGGCCTACCCGGGAGTCCGTACTAAGGGCACTAAGAACAAGGTTGGCTTACAGGAAGCATTTGCGGACCGTGACAAAAAAGGATACAGTTGGAACAACCTGATGCTACAGCGGTGGTCGGATCCTGACGGTGTTGAGCATCGTGTCCTAGATGATTACACACGCAATGTTACCTTGGTAGATTTAACAGCGCAACCAGATGATATAAAAAACACAATAGATTCGGCAATTCGCGAACAAATAAGTCACAAAGATATAGGTCAAGTGGGTGTGCGTTTTATGCAGTTCTGTGGCAAGTATGAATTAAACAAGTGCAGTGAGTCGGCTGACAGCTTTGGTCGTTGGATGAATGAAACCTACAAAGGAGTATTAAATGGCTAAGGACATGTTTTGGACTGTGGTGACATTTGCAATTATCGCAATTGTTTTGATCTTGGCATTTTGGCCACAAGATAAAACTGTGGTTGTGGTAAAATATGATTGCCGCCAGTTGATGGGCGGTTGGCACCCAGATGTGCCATTGGCAGTACAAGAGGAATGCAGAAAAAGGAGTACTAAATGACTATAGTAGCAAAACCGATTATTGATAAACAATTTTGGATCTTGCAAGAGAACAATCAAAAAATTGGCAACGTGGAGGCTTGCACAGGTGGTTATCAAGTCAAAATAAACAACCAAGTTGCACAGTTTAAAACTATCAAGATGATTGCTCAACGTGTGAATATTGAGTTTGAATCTGCGGCGCAACTTTCTAAATCAAAAGCAACAAATCAAGTTCATGGTTATCCCACAGCAGGAAGAACATACAACAGCATGTGGGACGTGCAACATCGATTACCAATCTTTACCAAAAGTAAAAAAAGTAAATCGTGGTTTGCTGCCGGATGGTATCGTGTCAAGTCCGGGCGCAGGTGGCAAACATGCCAAGATCCTAAACTCATAGTGCTTCAACGCTATCCATACGCAGGTCCGTTTCTAACCAAGGAGGCAGCCGATGAGCATACATCTACAACGCTTTGTTGATCGTGTTCGCGGTTTTGAAGCTCGCGGAGTCAAAGATTTTACCATGAGCATGCAGGATGCCAAGGATTTGCATGCAGATATTACTAGATTATTGATTGATTTGCAGACATACCGCGAAGCAGAGGCCGCTAAAGCCCCAGAAGAAACCATAACCATACAAATGGATGGTGGATCATTCTAAATATACATATATTTTGGCATAAATAAATGCATGAGTCGTCCAAAGCCGCGAGTTCTAGTAGAGCTTGCAAATAAACTTACTTACAAATCCGAACAAGTGCTGGCCAGCGAAGGTGTATGGGCAGTGTTTTACGCTGGCGAGCCAATCAATCTCAAGACCAGCAATATGTTGGTACAGTATCCCGGGCCAAAGTACAAGAAGGTTAGTTTTTCAAATCCTGGTCATGCTATTAACTTGGCCAAAAAATTAAACACACAATTCAAAACAGACAAGTTCACTGTGGTGCTACTAAAGGCCGGCGAACAAGTATATCCTTGATGTGCGCGATAAAAAGAAACTCACAGAAACTTTAGTCAATCAGCTGGATCCCAACTGGGGCATCACAGTCAAAAAAGCCATGCATACTTGGTGGTTCAATCTGCGTAGCTCTGGAGGAATGAGATTAACCAGTGCAGGGTATCATGCCTTCACTGAAGAATTGGATCTTGAACATTACACATACACAGTCAATGACCCCACTGACATTAACCAACAAATGATCTTGGACATGGATCGTAAGTTACAAATGCCCTACTACATACACGCAGTCAAGGGCATTCCTAAAAAAGTTATATTTTTTGGTAGCAAGGAAGCAATGGTTACTAATTTGTATGGTGACCTTAAAAAGTTTCTTGACAACTATCGGCCTTAATGTTATACTATGAATCAGGGCCTTTAGCTCAGTTGGTTAGAGCAAACGACTCATAATCGTTGGGGCGAAGGTTCAAGTCCTTCAAGGCCCACCAGATACTAAATAGTTGCATGGAACAGAATAAAAAGCCTGTAAAGCAATTTTATTACTCCGAAAAAGAGTGGGATCGTTTAGGATGCGGTCCGTTGCCCAAAGAGCGAGATTGTGGACAAATACACCAAGACGCACACGCAAAAGGCAATCCTAAGATTGACGGCAAAGCAGTTCGGGGGTATAATTAAAACATGGGACTATTAGCATTTGCTGTTGTGCCGGCTATCATAATTTATTTGCTAATTTCTATCAAAGATTGGATGGAATAATGAACTTTAATCAAATCATTGTTGCCGCAATTGTTGTATTGATTGCACTGGCAGTAATTTTCAATAGTTAATCGTTTCGTATTTCGACAAAAATACGTGGTGGGTCGGATCAGTAGTAAAAAGCAGTATCGAAGTATCGTCCAGTATAAATAACTGTATGAACGATACTTTTTATATCATCTACAAACTTACAAATGTTGTAAACAACAAGATTTATATCGGAGCTCATGTTACTAAAAATGTAAACGATGAGTACATGGGATCCGGACATGCGCTTAATAGAGCAAAAAAGAAATACGGCATCGAGGAATTTAAGAAAGAAATTCTTCATGTGTTTGATAATGAACAAGACATGTGGAAGAAAGAACTAGAGATAGTTAACGAAGAATTTTGCAAGGATCCTACCAATTACAATATTAGAACAGGTGGAATTGGTGGATGGAATCATTGGAACGGAACTACAGCTCATATCGAAGCCTCAAAACGCGGTGGAAAAACAAGAGCTAAAGATCCTACTAATTTGTTTTATAGTAAAGAGTTTCAAAAAAAATATGACTGGACACGATCTTCAGAACATATGAAAGCCATGGGGTCATTATCTAATACTCCAAATTCAATAACTAAGAAAAAAGAAACATTTAAAAAAATAAAACACAGCCAAGGTGAAAGAAATTCTCAGTTTGGTAGATATTGGATTTCAAATATACATACCAAAGAAGTAAAAAGAATTTCAATGAACGACGCAATACCAGCAGGCTGGGTTCGTGGTAAAAGAGGACATGTTGCTAAAAAACTTTGGGTAAATAACAATATAAAAGAACACTACATCTTGACAGAAAAAGAGCAAGATTATATAATAAAAGGGTTTAGTAGAGGTAGACTTAAAAAAAGTATGCCTCAAAACAGAATTGTAGTTTAATGCCTTGACAGAAAGGTGTTGCGGACTCGGGGGCAGTGCCCGAATGGTCCACCATAAGAGCATACTGTGTTTTTATGATGGGCCATACACAGTTTCGACGTGGCAACAAGTATGAACAGGATCTACACAGTAGGCGATGACTGTAAATCAAGCAAAACTATGTAAATGCAAAAACATCTACAGGCGAAGTAACTGTTTCAGGTAAGAACGTCAAGTTCTCTGCTCGTTCAGCACAACGCCAATCTTTAGCAGTTTAATCACTGCTTAGGGCAGGAAATGCCTCGTAACAGAAACCACCAGAACCCGCCTCGGCGGGTTTCTTTTTATACGCCGTTTATTCTAAAAAGCACCAAGAAAGTCTGCAAAAATTGCTGGCCACCAGTGAAAACCACTAAATATTATTCACGGGACACAGATCTGTGCCCATTCTTAAAAGGAAATAATCAAATGAAAAAAGTACTATTAGCAATTCTTGCTCTGGCTGGCATTACTGCAGCTCACGCACAAGTAACTGGCAATTTAGGTTTGGCAAGCGACTATCGCTTCCGCGGTATCAGTCAAACTCAAAACGGTCCAGCAGTACAGGGCGGCGTTGACTATGCTCACTCAAGCGGTTTGTATATTGGTAACTGGAACAGCAGTGTATCCAGTCAACTTTACACAAATGGTGCAGGTGTGGAAAGCGACATCTATGCTGGTTACAAGAAAGATATCTATAAAGGCCTGACAATCGATGTTGGCTCTTATAACTATTTTTATCCTAATGCCACCAACGGTTCAAATCCTAATTTCAACACACAAGAATTGTTTGCTGGTGTAGGGTACGGTCCTGTTGCTGTCAAGTACAGCCGTAGCACAAGTAACTACTTTGGTCTACAAAACAGTGCTGGTACACAATACTATCAAGCCGATGTTAAACAATCATTTGCTCCATTGTCTGCAACACTCAAAGATTTGAATTTTGTTGCTCACTATGGTCGTACCGCGGTTGCCAACAATGGCAACTTGAGTTACAATGATCTTAACGTGGGTGCTGTTTATACATTACCCAAGGCCTGGGATCTTGGAGTTCGTTACTATGCAAACTCATCTTTGACGACTCAAAGCAAAAGTGCTAATACTGTAAATGGTCAGCAACTTTACAAAGATGCATGGGTGGCAACATTAACAAAAACATTTGAATAAGTCATTTTAAATGTATCAAAAAGGACCTTAGGGTCCTTTTTAATTGACTAAATGATAAAAATAGCAAAAACAAAGGTTGACAGATCATAAATAATCTTGTATAATACTTACTATTATGAAACATTTAAACTATCTACTCATAGCAACACTATCCAGCAATATCTGGGTGTGGGCCAACGGTTGTGGATTAGAATCAGATGTGGGGGCAGTTGAATAACAGTAAGTTTTTAATTATTATTCAAAAGCCCTGGAACTCAACACTCCGGGGCTTTTTATTTAAAGGAAAGGATATATGAAAACAGATTATACAAAACTAAATGATCGTATTGTGCGACAAGCATACGAAGTCAGCAATCTAGTACTGACCAACGACATGAAAGTACGTTTGCTTCAAAATAAGATTGATCGTGCGACCGAAATGATTGCGGCCAGAGATACAACGTATCATCAAATTGAAGATTAACCAGTAAAGTAGTAAGTGTGTTAGGTGGAAACGAGATCCACGCAGGGCACTCAAAACATCTTGCAAATGGGCGGAACCGAGGATGGAGCATCTTGTGTGGTGCAAAAAATCCGGTTATAGTAAAGCACACTGAAAGTGGCAAGCTGGGCCCTAGACTATTGTCTCCAGACAGTGTGCTTTACTATAATTTGGAGAAGAAGCATCAATGGTGATGCAGTGGACTGTAAATCCGCCGCCTATGGCACGACTGGTTCGATCCCAGTATTCTCCACCATTCCAGAGTAGCACAGCGGTAGTGCAGCAGACTGTTAATCTGTTGGTCGTAGGTTCGATCCCTTCCTCTGGAGCCAATGCAATATGGAAGTGTGGCAGAGCCCGGTTGATTGCAACAGTCTTGAAAACTGTCGACTGTAAAAGGTCCGTGAGTTCGAATCTCACCGCTTCCGCCAATTATTAGTTGACACCGTGTCGACAATATACTATAATAGAAATATGGAGAGCTGGCCGAGCGGTCGAAGGCACCCGCCTACTAAGCGGGCATGGATCTAAACAGTCCATCTGGGGTTCGAATCCCTAGCTCTCCGCCAAATCTCATGCGGGATTCGTATAATGGTATTACCCCAGCCTTCCAAGCTGATGACGAGAGTTCGATTCTCTTATCCCGCTCCAAACATTACTCCCTAGTTCATGTTGGCAGAACATCGGTCTCCAAAACCGAAGAGCGCGGATCGTCACCGTGGGGGTAGCCAAACAACAGTGCGGTGGCAGAGTGGCCCAATGCAAGGGACTGCAAATCCCTAAAACCGTCAGTTCAAATCTGACCCGCACTTCCAAGCCATGAACAAGTCGTTTGAGCAGTGTTAAATGCACACGGGTTACCTTTCCTAACCGTCTAGTGACGTACCCTTGCCGAGCGAGTAATTATATCCGGGCGTGGCAGTGATAACGACTTGTTCACCAATACCCCTGTAGACAAACTGGTAAAGTCACTCGTCCAAGAAGCGAGGATATGAAGGTCCGAATCCTTCCAGGGGCACCATATTGACAACAAATTGACAATTTGTTATACTGTTTTATTAAATTAAGAAAAGGAGAATAACATGAGTGTTTTGAACAAATTAGTCGGTCGACGCATCAATGGCATTTTCCTAAACAATGACAATACTCGCGTGGTGTTTCGTACCATCGAAGACGAACGTATTGGTTTCTATGTTCACGGTGATTGTTGCAATACTGTTTACATAAATCATTTCCAGGGTGTTGATGTAGTAGGCCAAGGCAATGCGTTTGACCTACTACGTGGTGCTCTTGTTACTGCTGTAGAAGAAAAAGAGTGGGTTGCAATCGACGACGAACCCAACGAAGATGATGACTTATGGACTGATAATTGTGTAGAGGATGGATTTTTTACTATCCGCACAGACCGTGGATATATCGATTTTGAAGTACGCAACGAGCACAATGGCTACTACAGTGGCCATATTGAAGATTTAGATGAAGAAATTGATTTAGATGGACTAGTTCCATTGAAAGACTTTTAGCAAGGTCTCGTAGTTTATTGGTTAGAATATCCCCCTGTCACGGGGATGGGACGAGTTCGATTCTCGTCGAGACCGCCAGGTTAGGCTCCCGTCGTCTAGAGGCCTAGGACATCGCCCTTTCACGGCGAGTACACCGGTTCGAATCCGGTCGGGAGCGCCAATTTAATTAAAGAAAGGAGTCGAATATGCCAGCAGTATTTCTCGTATCAGACACGCACTTTGGTCACGCTGGTGTGTGCCGCTTCACTCGTGCAGATGGTTGCACGCCCCTTCGCCCATGGGATGATGCTGTCAAGATGGACGAAGCTATGGTTAAAGCGTGGAACGAACGTGTAGGTCCCAAGGATAAAGTGTATCACTTGGGTGATGTAGTTATCAACCGCCGAGCACTTACGATTATGGATCGGTTAAACGGTGACAAGGTTTTGATTCGTGGCAATCACGATATCTTTAAGGATGAAGATTACAGAAAATACTTCCGTGAACTTCGTGCTTACCATGTGATGAACGGAATGATTCTTAGCCACATCCCTGTACACGAAGCCAGTCTGGGTCGTTTTGGTGTCAACATTCACGGTCATACTCACGCCAACAGAGTTATGAAAGCTCGTGGTATAGATGCCCGCACTGGAGAAACCCTGTATTCAGATGAGATAGATACAAGATACCACTGTGTTTGTGTAGAGCAAATTCCAGACTTTGCTCCTATCCTGTTCGAAGATGTGCTCAAACGCATCACAGCCGAAGGCGGTACTATTGGATTCCGCAACGGCAACGGACCGGCGATGTGAAATAATACCTCCTTGACTGAATACCAGTAAATATTTGCTCAAGGAGGTATTTCATGGTTTATTTTTTATATTTTTTAGTGTTGGTTCCGGTCAATTTAGTCGGTACAATACTTACATTCCCATTGGCATTCATTATTGGTATTTGTTATAACACCCAAACGGGGTGGTGCAACAATGGCACAGTATGGCAATCGGGCCCACGTTTATGGTCTTGGCTTGGTTGGTTCCAAACACCCGATAATAGCTTAGACGGTGACCAAACTTTTAGATCTTTGCACAATCCATGTTGGTGGTCTAAGGTACAGTGGTTATGGCGTAACCCGTTTTATGGGTTTGCTGTCAAGTACTTACATGGCACCTCGGGTATGTCGTGGTCGGGTGATCTAAACTGTAACGAACAAAACCCAGGACACCTTTTGGTTAAAGGGCAAGGATTGTTTCAATATGTGTTATTCATGCATATTTTTGGTAAATGTTTGTACTTAAACTTTGGTTGGAATATTCGTGCCTTGGTTGATCCAGCTTACATCAATGATCCAAACAATGCGGCGTTCATTGCCGATTATCCAGCGACCTTTGCGTTTAGTCCAAGATTGGTTAGTTATTAAACATTGACAACCTGTACGGTTTATAGTATAATAGCACTTTATAGGAGATATCATGAAACCAAGAATTGCAAGCCGTGGCCCAGAAATCGATATGGAACAATGTGTACGTCAAGCTGGCGGCGGACGCTATGACATGGTCCTAATTGGCGCACAACGTCTACGTGAGCTCAAACGTATTCATCGTGAAGACACCACACGATATGTAACCTGCGTAGACGCACTAAAAGAAATTCAAGCAGGACAGGTTGATCTTGACGACTACTTAGCAAAGGTAAAATAACATGGCAAAGCCACAACAATCAGCAAGTGAATTAAGTCGTACCATTGCAGGACAATGGACCAAGAGTGAAAAGCGCGAACATGCAAGCCGTAGCATTATGATTGCTAACAAACACACTCACGCTATTAACAAAGCATTCAAGCAACAATTAAAAATGAAGTAATATAGAATCAACAATGGCAATGAAATTATGGGAGACAACTATAAAGATCAATGGACGCGAGTTCAAGGATCGAGTAGGTGCCGAAACAGCTCAGGAGGCTCGTATGTTGTTACAACAACGCCACGGTCCTAGAGCTGTGCCATATTTGCCACACATGATTCCAAGTTAAAATTATTCAAGGAGGCCGTAATGGCAAAAGCATTACAACGTAAAAAATCTGGCTATACCAAAGCCGGCGTGGTTAAAATTGTTAGTTTAAATATCAAACAGCTCACTGACCTAATTGCCAAAACAAGCAAACCCAAAATCCAGGCTAAAATTCAACGACGCATCCAAAGTTTGGCCAAACATCAAGGCTTATTGCTCAATAAAGTGACCATTGTTGAAGCTGTAGTAGAAGAATGATAGGCATCACTGTCAGTACCAACTATGCTGATATATTACCTTATGTTGTAGAAGCCAATCTACCACACTTGGATTATTGGATTGTTGTCACTGACAGGAATGATGTTGCAACTCAACAAATTTTAGCACCACATCCTAAAATTGTAGTATTGTATTGGGACTTCCAAAACAACAACAGAGTGTTTGACAAAGGTGGGGCCGTCAAATTTGCTCAAGAAGTTGCGTATAAACTGTGGCCTGATTCATGGTATTTGATTTTAGACAGTGATATCTGCCTAGGTCAAGATTTTGTCATTGATACCTCGGGATTAGATCCTAACACACTATATGGATTATTAACCAGAAATTTATACTACACCTTGAGCAATTATAAAAATCAAACTCCCAACGAAGAATATAAAAACGGCCGACCATTGGGATTCTTTCAGCTGTATAAAAAACACTGTTTTTATAAACCTTCTGTCAGTGCCAGCGAGTGCGATGATGAATTTGCTGTGTACAATTTTGATCAACACGTTACGCAAGATAAAAGTTGCAATCACTTAGGCCAGATATATAATAATCACAACGGACGTAAAGTAGTTGATTTTGTAATAGATGTGTAAGGCCCCTTTAGTTAAATGGTATAACACTTGATTTGTAATCATGGATTAGCAGTTCGATTCTGTTAAGGGGCACCAAAAATATATGGCAACTAAAAAAACCAAAACAAATGTAGACCCAGGTCGTCCTGTAAGTCGCCCAATAGCACCGATCAAAGATACCACTTGGGGCAAAACACTTACCAAAAAAGAATTATTGGGTCTAATAGATCGTATATATAAAAAACAAGAGGAAGAAAAAATGTCGAAACTTTCAGATACTATTGCTAAAGCACTAGCAAAGAAACAAGGCAAGACTTATGTGGATGGTAGCGAAGTTAATACCACTGTAGATAAAAAAGCCAAAGTTAAACCTTCAGCTGGACCCGCTAAAAAACCCCCTACACGATCAGCTGGTCGAGGGCGTTAACCGAGCAGTCCGGCTCTCTATTGGTCACACAATGAGCAAAATAGTATAGCTAGAATCTACTAGTGAACCTATCAGACGTGGTAGGCTACGGGCATCCGGGTGGATAACACCCACTTAATAGGCTCTTCGGAGCCTATTTTTTTGACTTTAAAATCTCAACTAAATAATTTTAGCAACGCCGGGTTCTTCCGACGTGGGATTTCAACAAGACGCTTGACATACGGATGTCTTTACTGTTATAATATAACAGAACGCCTACCCTAAGCGGTGTTCTTCCGCAAGCTACAAAATCTGTTTAAAGGACAATTATGAAAATTTCAAAGATACCCGGTTTGGGTCGATTCGGCGTCTTTATTGACGACGTTGATCTTAAAAATATTACGCACGAAGAGTGGATGGCAATTGGTAAGATTCATTTGGAAAGCCTAGTAACTATTATTCGTGGCAACGAGCTAGATCACGCTAGTTATTATGACTTGTTTATGCAGTGGGGCACAGCACGATACAGCCGTCCTGTGAACTTCTATTTAAAATATGGACGACCTATGAAAGAGTTGGTCATAAACAACTTGCTCGACGACGGAGACAAAAATGAACTACGTCTCGGACGACTATGGCAACCAGACAAGCGTAGACCTGGCATGATTCGTGTTACTGGTAAAGTTAACGGGCGCGGCGAACCATTGGGTGTATTTGACAACGGCGAGTTATTGTGGCACAGCAATGAATGTAGCGATCCAGCATTTACTCCAGGTGTTACACTTATGGGCTGGGAAGACATGGTTGGTAGTTGTACAGGATTTTGTACTACTGTAGACTGGTGGGAAAAACAAACCGAAAGTTTTCGTGGCGAGTTGCGTGAGTTAGTTACTGTTAATAATTATAAACCAAGAAGTTTAAATCCAGTACTCAAGGAACAACAAGAACAGTTTTACAAAAACAACATGTGCCCAATTCCCAATGGAGAAATTCCATTGATTATTCGTAGTCCCGGCGGCATCGAAGGAGTACATTTACCAGCTACAACTTTCGATCATTTTAAGGGCATGGGCAAAGAGGAATCTAAGAAATTGTATGATAAAATTTGGACAGAGATATTGACTACTGAATATACCTACGAACATTGGTATAAAAGTAACAAAGATATCTTAATTTTTGATAACAGTATTACTCTGCACAATCGCAAGATCGAAAACGACGGAATGTTGCCAAATCGTGTAGGGTATCGTATTCAATTTGATTATGATAAGTTGGCGCCAGACTATACACCGTTTTATCAAGATCAATTTAACATGCAACGTCAAGAACGCATGGAAATCATGAAACTTGCTACCGAAGGCATCGAACACGTATGAGCATGATCAACAATAATTCACGTCCAGTGATTTTAGTTGGATCTAATTCTGCATTGTTTTACATCAAAGATGTGTGCAAAAATTTTGATATCAAAATTGCTGGAATCATTGACAATGACTATTATGGAAATACCGAGGAGCTAGAAGGTATTCCTGTAATTGACACTGAACTGTCTTTTGAAGATCCTGAGAAATTAAAACATTACAAAGAAAATTATCACTTTTTCTGTGCTACTAATTACCTACCCGACCGTAAAGAAGTTCACAAGAGAAACTTTAATAAAAAGCTATACCTAATAGACATCATTGATCGTCATGACCTACCGTGTATTAGTTTGATTGACAAAGGTGCATTTGTTCATGAAACTTGTAATATTGGTAAAAGTGTTTTCATAGAAACGTTGACATACATTGCCGGGTATAATAACATTGGTGACTATACCAACATTTATGCGTTTACCATTACCGGGCACCACAATGAGATTGGACGTAACTGTGTTCTTCAACGCAAGTCCGGAGTGTATGACTATGATACGCTCGAGGACAATGTATTTGTTGGCATGCACTCGCAAATTGCTGGCGAAAACATTACCCTTAAAAAAGGTACGCAAGTGCATTCGTGCATGTGCCTGAGAAGAAGCACTGTAGAAAACGAGGTTATTAGTTTAGTTGGCAAAGATCTACGTAAAGTTTATCTGACATTTAGCGAAGCAGACCCAAAGTTGGCGTAACACACCCGGTTGACCAAAAACTCCTTGTTTGCTATAATAGTTGTATAGTTAATAAAAAGGAGCAAGAATGGACTTTACTCGGTATATGCTTGAATTTTATGGCCCTAATGGTATCTACGACTATGGCTTTACTCCTACTCAAATTAACCTGGCCACGCAACTTTACAAGTGTCGTCTATATACAACAGGTGGCGAATTCTGCGGCGACACAGTTGACCGCGAAAATGTTCGTGATATCATCCTAGAAGCACAAGGTTACGAAGAAGCCTTATCAGTTGACCGTTAAATCAGTTTGTTGTACAATGTAGTTTAGTAGTTAATTTTAATCACAATTTACAGGACACAGCCAAAATGTCAGAAACAAGAACAGTCACTTCGGTGCAAGCTCGCAAGAGTCTACTCAAAGCATTCAAAAAACAACGCCCACTATTTCTTTGGGGTCCTCCTGGTATTGGTAAGTCAGAGCTTGTGGCTGACTTGACTGCCGAACTTGGTGGGGCCATGATTGACCTTCGTTTGGGTCAAATGGAGCCGACAGATATTCGTGGTATTCCGTTTTACAATAAAGATTTAGGCAAGATGGATTGGGCCGAACCGATTGATTTACCAGATGAAGAATTTGCTGGTCAATATCCAATCGTAGTCCTATTCTTAGACGAAATGAATTCAGCGGCGCCATCAGTACAAGCGGCTGCCTATCAGCTGATCTTGAACCGTCGCGTTGGCAAATATAAAATGCCAGACAATGTGGTTATTGTTGCCGCAGGCAATCGCGAAAGCGACAAAGGTGTTACATATCGCATGCCAACTCCGCTGGCTAATCGCTTTATTCACCAAGAGATGAAGGTAGACTTTGCTTCATGGCAGGAGTGGGCCGTTATTCACGGCATTCACAAAGACGTGGTAGGTTACTTAACCTACGCTAAACAAGATTTGAATGAGTTTGATCCTAAATCCGCAAGCCGTGCCTTTGCTACTCCACGTTCGTGGACTTTTGTAAGTCAGCTATTAGAAGACGACGAAGGCGATGATGACACAATCATGAACTTGATTGCTGGTACCGTGGGCGAAGGACTTGCTGTCAAGTTTATGGCACACCGTAAGATTGCAGGCAAAATGCCCAAACCCGAAGACATCTTGTCAGGCAAAGAAAAAGAGCTCAATGTCAAAGAAGTATCTGCTATGTATTCCTTAGTTATTAGTATGTGTTATGAACTCAAGTCGGCAGTAGAAAACAAAATTGCTGACAAAGAATTCCATGCAATGGCTGATAACTTTTTTGGGTACATGATGAAGAACTTTGAAACTGAGTTGGTTGTTATGGGTGCCAGAATTGCGCTTACCACATACAACTTACCATTCCAACCTACCAAACTCAAGAACTTTGATGAGTTTCACAAGCGTTACGGTAAGTACATCCTACAAGCTTCGGCCTAAGCAATTAGGCCAGGGAGGGCTGTAAAGGTCACCGGCTGTGTCGCTACAGCCCTTCCGCCTTTTATATTATGTATAATTACAAATTTTGCAATGACTTAAACACGCCAGAGATTTGCGTAATATTGAATGAAAGATGGTGGGCTAGGCATTACAAAGAAATTCTTGCGTGGGGATCGTGCTCGTTTGGTCCTGGTGCTATGATGTTGTTTATTCGAGAACCAGCCGATCGTACTTACTTTGTGCTTAGGTGGCCGCAACAATGAATAGTAATCGTTTTGTTCCATGCAATTTACATCACAAGACCGGACTTATGATTCAAAACTATGTTTGGTGGATGGAAAACGAACGAGAAATACTCAACTGGATGGCTGAACACTTGCCCATGGGCATTGACCATCAATACGGTATGACCATTACGTTTGATACTGATCAAGATCGCATGATGTTTTTGTTAAAATGGGGTTAAAGATCGTTGTAAAAACAACCCACGAGGCTTTCCTGTATAATGATCAAATTACGGATCAAGGCCTGCGTCGCGACCTTGATTACACTTGGCGTTTTACTCCGGCAGTAAATACATGGTTAGGCGACAAGACAACAACTCCGGCTACGGTAGAGTTTGAATTTAAAAACGAACAAATGGCAACATATTTTCAATTAAAGTGGGCTCGATGAATTATTATTACGAAATAGATCCCAAGTATGATGGCACTATATTTGGCGATAAATGGCGCTATTGGTGCATGTATAATTGTAGTCCTGCGGACAATGGTAAGATGTGTTTTAAAACACACGACGACTTTGTAGCTCGTAGTAGTCGTGTGTGGTTGGAAAATGCCAATGGTGTGTATCAGGTGCATCCAGCCTGGCATGGTCATCGTACAGTAAATCCACATGAGTTTACTCTGGTTAAACTACGAGCAAAAACAATTAAATGGTGGTCTGGTGAGTAAAGACAAATACTACGCCAATACCGCCGCCAGGCTAGACACCATTATAGGTGGCGACACTCAGAACTTTACTCGCCTGCATGAAGCCAAAAAGGAATGGGATCGATTGGCGGAGGCAGTGCCTGTTGGGCAAGGCTTTCTTACCTTTGACGATTATGTGCGTGAATACTATGGTATTAAACTCACAATAGATAGCTACACCGGTGGTGTTAATATTGACTATGCTGTTATAGATGAAAAGAAGTACACTGTGTTCCTGTTAAAGTTTGGCCGCTAATGTACGTAAACAATTACGCCCTTCCAAGACCTGGAGATGAAGTGCTTGACCAATGTCACGAAGTCATAATCAACGATCCTGCGTTTAGAATGTGGGCTATGAAAAAATACTGTTGGGAAAATAAATTAAGTTTGGTATGGTCAGAGTTAGTTGACACCACAGATGTCAGTGCCTACTTTGATGAAGCGTGTGCGTTCTATTTTATCGACCCTGCAGATGCCACTTTGTTTAGGTTAAAGTTTAAATGAGCCTTAAACCAGGACATTGGAACAGCAACTATCCATCTGGTAAATGGGAACATGATATCCCGCTGGAGTTTCTTGATCTAGATGAAATTTTAGCTTGGTGTCAGCGAGAGTTTATAGACTATGCAACTTGTATGCGATATCAAGTATATAATAACAGGGCAAAGTTTATATTTTATGATAACCAAGATTATGTGTCATTTCTATTGAGGTGGGCATAATGGCCATAGACCGTAATCCACATTTAACTATACCAGTAAAAACCTACACTCACTACACTGAGTGTGAGCCCTGGTGCCTGGCCAACATAGGTGAATGGAATATAGCCTGGTGGAAAGACTTTCCTGATATCATGGCATCAGTTATTACACAAGGGCCGCACGAAGATTGCTATTGGTTCCGTAACGAAAAGGATGCCTTAATGTTTAGATTAAAGTTTGCATAATATAGGATAATGAAGACTACCGTTAAAAAGAATCTAATTATATTCCATAGTGTGCGTGAGTTTGAAGAACTACATCATCGCTTGTTAGGTGAGTATGGCAAAGGTACTATGTTGGTAAGTTGGCGGATGAAACGTGAGCTCGGGTTTACCATCCGTCATCACAAAGGGCTTGTACCGCACGACGAATCAGAATGGGCAGTAATGAAATCGCACGGATGGAATCATCGCTACCATTATGAAATGCAGGTGCACTTGGACTTCTATAATGAAAGTGCTATGAGTTGGTTTATACTTAAATATCTAAACAATACTGACTGATGTCAAATCAAATGTTTGCAAAAGTTGTAGTTGTTCTATATTTTTTATTCGACCAGTGCAGTATTCTCCATCATACGCTAACATTTGATCTTGAGTAAACAATGTTTCAAGTTGATTAACATTTTGTTGGTACCAATTTGTAAGTTGTTGCTCACGTTTCAGTTGTAATTTTTTCTTTGTCTCTGTATCTGTATCTATATGATTGGTTAACCAAATAAGAAAACCCGGAGGACAAGCATCGGGCAATCGACAACTTTGTTTTAAATTTGTTAGGTCATTATGATAATAACTCAACCACGGAGTTTTACCCACATGTGGATAATCTGTAACAATATCTCCAGCAGTAATATCCAACATTGATTTAAATTTAGGCATTTCTGGCCAAGGAAGACTGTTTGCAAACCACTTAATCTGTATCATCTCTCTGGTAACAGAAGAATTATTATTTTTTACTAATGTTTCTTCAGAGGCATGAAGAGCCGTGTGCAAGGCAATAAAAAAATCCCCTTTTTTCTGACTCCACGGTGGATATTTGCTTAAATCAAATGTTTCTATATCTCTATGCCACAAATTAAAATTATCTTGAGTCAAGTTAGTTAAATCCCACTCAAAGTTAAATAACTGTTTAGCTTGATGTGCTTTATTTAGAAAATCGTTTAATACTTGTTCAGCAGATTTCTTATAAAAAAGTTGGTCTGCTGGCCTATTGAATCCCAATAGAGAATTTTTAAAAAATTCTGCATTGACTGTAGAATCTAACTCAATTTCCACTATTTCGTTTATACTATCAAATTTCAATGCTAATATACTCATGATGATACTACTTATGCAAGATTAAAGGTTGACCAATAAATCCATTTATTGTATAATAGTTGTATAGTAAAAAAATTAGGACACTTATGAGCACAGCCACTACAGCAAATAAAAAAGAATCAGACAAGTTCAAGGACTTGTGTGGTCCTACTGACGCCAAATTGGATCGTGAAATCCGTGAAAAATTGATCACTGCCCGTGTGGGCCTATTGCTCCGTGCCAGCTTTTTTGGTAATTTGGCCACTCGGTTGAAGTTGGTCAATGCCGACGAATGGTGTCCTACTGCCGCCACAGACGGGCGTAATTTTTATTACAATAGTCGTTTCGTAGACATGCTCAAACCCAAAGAGATTGAATTCTTGTTTGGGCACGAGGTCCTGCATTGTGTGTATGATCACTTTGGACGTCGTGGCGATAGAGATCCACAATTGTTCAACATTGCCAATGACTAT